AGTTCATAGGCTGTAAGATTTCATTGGGATTACCATTCGTGAGAATAGTTTTTCCTGGCCTTACTTCCATCTTAGCACCGCGAGGCATCCTAGAAGCGTCCATAGCCATCATTGGGTGGACAGTCAAGGCTAGAGCATCAATACGTGCGCGTAACTCTGTGTCGAGTGCTTTCTGGCTGTTATAACCCTTCTCACAAACACCTCGTCCCCAGAAACGACTAGGTACACAGTCCCAAGGGAATGCAACTACAGGACGATCCTGCATCATGTAAGGGTTTTCTTCTAGCTTAAGTATGTTTGCACCATTAGCTATGACTGCAACAACCTCAACATAGTTAGATCCATTCTCTGTTAGAGTTTCAGACAAAGAAATCTCTTCTTCATCCTCATCATACAGGTAGGCTTCTAACATCTCTCTAGGGAGTAGACCATAGTATTTAGTTAGACGTACTCTATCTTCATCATAGTCGTCAATATCATCCTGTGCTTCTAGGAATGAATGTGTACTGCTCTCATTAATCTCAACATCATCATACACCCCTTCTTCAATCAACTGTTGAACTTGGTGCATAGGAACATACTCGTCAATCGCTACACCCAATGCCTCTTCAATAGAGGAAGCTGTAGGATCTATCAAGAAGTTCTGTGGGAGAACAGGACGAACAGTACAAGAGACTTCTTTAGTCTCGATAACACCAAAGGTAGCTACCTGACCATCCATAGCTGGCTGTGTAGAAGGAACTCTACGTGTCTTCTCCTGTACAACAACCTCGCCAATGCCTGTACCAAACACAGCAGCGTTAACAATACACTCAGAGATAGCTTGTCGTGTCTTGTTCAGTGAGTATTCTTCTGTTAATTGCTTACGTAGGTACTCAACATCTTGACGATCTGGATCATCTACATCATCACGTATGTCAAAGAACTGACCACGCCCAAATGTAGCCTCTTCTACTTCAGCAACTGAACTCTCAACAGCTTGTTGTAGGGCAGGACTGATTAAACGAGAGCGTTCACTCTTACGTAAGGAGTCATCACCTGACCAGATGCCACGCCATAGGCGGTTATACTCGTCAAATCGTTCCTCATAGTTGGAGGTAAAGTGATCTCGCCAGCCATCACATTTTTCCATGATCCAATCTTCTGCGGATTCTTGAAGTATTATTTCGTTTTCATCTGACATAATTAATATCCTGCGATAGCATCCATAAATTCATATTCATCTTCTTCGTAATCGTAGGCGTAGCTAATCTTAGCTAACTGATCAATATATGCCAACGAATCTATTAAATCATCGTGTACTAAGTGGTTAGGAAACTGGAATAACTGGTCTAAGAACTCTGTATTCCACTCACCTTCGTTTAAAGTTATCTGACCATGCTCAAATCTGCCCTGCAAGGCCCATATGATTCGGTCAGTCTTCCGTTTATTGCCATGAGTTAACTCTTCTACACGAAAGAAGAACTGTTCTTGCTTCATTCTGTCTGTAAGGTAGGGGTACACTGCATTCTTCAATGCCCCTTTCTCTACACCTATAGCAATAGGTTGGTAATCTCGTACAGCTTGGAAGATTTTGTCGGCAGTTTTCTTAACATCCCATCGACCATAGATAATATTATCAACCCACCACCCATCAGGCCCAGCTTTGACAACAGATATGGACGTTGTATCCAGTTTCTTTTGTTTAGACGTAGTAGCTTTCTCAATATCAGCAAAACCTGCAAGGTCAACAGAGATATAGTAGTCACCCTCATCAGGTTCCTCCGTATCAAACGCAATCCAGTCTTCACTGAATATTGCGCCCCCTGCTGCCTCAAAGGATGCCAGAAATTCCTGACGAAATGCGAATGAAGACATGCTACCTTTAGCTGCTTCAATCTCTTCGGAGTCTAGTAAGTTATTATCATAAGACGTAAAGTGCCAACTCTCAAAAGTAGGATCATCTCCTTGCCCGTGGCGGTATAAATCATAGAAATGGTTACGACCCATAGGAGTACCTATGAATATAGCACCACCTTTTTGGTCAGCTAGTGCTGGACGTAATATTTGTTCCCATACCTCTGGCTTCATGTCAGCGTATTCATCCATAACAAGGAACTTCAAGCTAACACCACGCATAGTCTCTGGTCTGTCAGCACCCTTGAGTGCAATCGTAGTACCATTGACTAGCTTAATCTGTAAGTTGTTTATGTGGCTGCTCTTGATAACACTATGTCCCAACTCCATTAGAGTCTCCCACATGATATCCCTTGCTTGGCCCTGAGTAGGGGCAACATAAAACACATGTCCCTTAGTTGCCTGTAAGCCCTCTATGATCAAGGCCCACGCTGCCAACCTACTCTTGCCACAACGTCTTCCTGCTGCAACTACTTTGAATCGGACAGGGTCATTGAAGACCTCTTGCTGCCATTCAAGTAACTCAACTTTAAGATCAGTCATTTATGACATGTTCTCGTACCAACCACTTCCTACACGTAGCTTCTGACCTTTCTGTAGATTCCTCCCCATAGATCCACGGGTAATCTCTACTTCGGGATTTAATGCTTGTAGTTCGTCAAGACTCATACCATTCTCATAGGCAATGTGACCAGCAAAACGAGTAGGACTAATTTCATCAAAAGCTGGAGGTTCTTCAACCCCACCAAATAAATTACTAGCTGAGTCATACAGCTTACTAGCACCTTCTGAAATAGAATCATAAGCACTGGTTGCAGTATCACCTACCCAGTTTAAAGCATCACCCATATTCTCTTCTAAGAACTGTCCTGATTTTTCAGCAATAGCAGAAGTAGTTAGATGTGGTAGTTTAGCAGAGTCAAAAGATTGTGCAGAGGCTAATCGTCTATCAGTGTGTGCTTTTTCTTTATTTGGTATTTCCCAAGTATCTTGGAATAACTGAGTGACTTCGGCACGAGATCCATTCTTAAACGTGTTTCTTAAATTAGCACGATTACCTGCTCCTACCATATCTCCTGCGGATCCATCTAATAAGGGTATACCTACATAAATAGAATCGTGCATGAAGTCAATCTGAGCAGAAGCACTATCATCTCTACCTGTCTCTTCTAACCAAGCATCGTAGTAACTTCTTTTACCTGATGGGTCAAACTGGAACAGACCATATCCAAGACCTTTACCTTTTTGTTTTTGTTCAAAGTCAAAAGTGCCTCCTGTCTCTACATCAATGTTTCCCATAATACCAGCAATAGTATTTTCGTTATATCCTTTATCTTTTAAAAGATTATAAACATAAACTTTGTTGAACTCAGACATCTTCGTACTCTCCTTCAAAGGCATCGTCATTGCCTGTGTTGCCCACAATTGTAGTGTCACCACCAACACCAGTGATAGTAATAGAGACTGCATTCCTACCTCCAGTATCATTCTTCTTATCAAAATAAGAGATAGGCAACACTCTATCCATGCACATCTTTAGTGCTGCTGATTGAACAGGATGACCATCTTCTAATGCTATTTCAATAACCTTAGAGATAACCTTATCACCACTCGTAGCTAACAACCTAGCCTTGAGTTCATTGATTCTAGCAGCATCCCCTTTAGGTCTACCGATAGCATTTCTGTTCCCTTTCTTCTTGGCTGCTATGTCTGCTTTGCGGGGACGACCACGCTTCGCTTTAACAACAACCTTTGGATCAACAATCATTTATTATCCTTAGAGCATATGAACTACTACTTAGTTCTATATAGCCTTTGAACAGAGTCATTGATCTTGTCGATTATAATTATAAGGATTATAGATCACAATGCTTTGTTTCTGTTCTGTCCTATATAGTCAGAGGACTATAGCATACTTTCAAGCAAAAGTCAAGAGTTATTTTAGTTATCTACTAAGGACTACATTGGCGGGACTCACATGCTTTACATGCCCTCCGCAGCCTCTCCTTTATTCACTACCCAGAACACATTACTTTATTCTTATTAATCATAGTCTTAGTGATAGTAATTAATTAGTCAGATTCACTCTTTTTAGTATCTAAGCAGGTACCGCTATTGTGACCAGAATTGATACTGCCCCCCCGTGGTATCATTTAAGGGTATCATATTTATCAGATCAGACTGAACAAACCTGCAAAGGTGCAACTCAGACTGTATAATCTGCAAAGTCAGCAAAGAGAATGCCTAAGTAGTACCCTAGTATCATATTTTAGTACTCCCCTGGTTATCATTATTATCATCTAACAAGTATCAGTATTACCGACTACATAAACAAGTATCAGTATTACTATATTTATATTCGTATAGTGTCGCGTATTGGTATACAGTGGTCGCGTATAGGACAATGGCACCAATCTGGTATTGCTATACTGGCCTTGGAAATTAAATAAGTTATAGGAGTTTTTATGGTAAGATAGCATAGTACCCGCCATAGGCG